GCGCAGCAGCTTGTTGATGCTGCTGATTCCGGCGTTGTGCCGGAATGGTTTTCCATGCAGGAAAAGGAAGCGGTCTATAAGCTGATGCAATGAAGATCGCCGACATGACTAGAGCAGGATTGTCCAACCTGCGGACGCTGCTGGACTCGCCGACGTTTACCTGGCGCTCTGTTGCTGTGCCCTGCGTGCCTAACACGCTCGGCATTGGATCCATCGTCGCCGATGGCGGGTACGACATGACGGTGTCGCTGACGCTGTTCGTAGACCGCGAGGAGTTCCTGACCGCCGACTCGACGCTGGTAACCATGGACTCGGAACTCTACACGATGGACGACGACAGGCCGACTCCGGTGACCGGAAAGACGATCATCTACCAAGGCGCGACTCGCCGGATCCTCAAGACGTCGTTCTCGCCGGATGGCGTCTATGTTATCCTCATGTGCGCGGACGCCAACGCGTGAAGACTGTCTTTACCATTGAGGCGGACAAGTTCAACGAGGTCATGAAGCGATGGCTTGTGACCACGACCCGCGAGCTTTCGGTGGCGGTCAATGCGCGGATGGCGTTCCTGCTGATGCGCATGTTCGTTCTGATTCCGCCGCATCGTGTGCAGCAGAAGCGGGACGAGATTCGGACGTACTTTCACCAGCCAATCGGCGACCGGCGAAAAGACAAAAAGACGGGCAAGGCTGTCGGTCGAGCCAGACAGCTTCGTCGCGTGCATCTGATCGCGCAGGCGCGAAACGCTAAGGCTGGCAAGCCGGGCCTGTATGGCGAGGACATGGCTAAGGCTGCCGCCTCGCTGCGTCGGAAAGCCGTTGGATCTGTTGGTTATCTGAAGTCTGGATTGATCGGAGCCATCAGAAAATTCCAAGGCCATTTCACGCAGTTTGGCGGCTCAACGAAAAAGTCCGGCGGAAAGCAGATTTCCGGCAATGCCGCGTTCATGCGGCTGGTCGATCAATACGGAGGCATGCAAGGAACCGGCAACGTCGCAAAACACCGAGGCGCGAAGTTTGAGGTGTGGACAGCCAAACCTGGATTGTCCGGCAGCAAAACCGAGGCGTGGATGCAGTTATCAATCGGCATCGCCGACGACCAAGTGCAGAAGGTGGACGCAATCTATGCGACGGCAGCAACCCGCGCCTTCCGCGATGAGCGCGAGGAGATGGAGCGTCACCTGGCGGAGAAACTTGCGGTCGCCGCAGATGCCGCCATAAAAGCGGCGTGATTGATCTAGCTGAGGAGTGGGCGCGGATTCCGTGGGTGCCTGACAGACGTCCCATCTCAGATTGGGCCCATGACAACGTCATCCTTCCGCCGACGCTGACGTTTTCGGGAGCGTTTGACCCAACGATCAGCCGCCACTTCATCGCGCCTCTGGAAAGCCTGAAGTCCGACCGCGTGCGCGAGGTCAACATTCTGGCTCCGCCGCGCACCGGAAAGACGCTGATCGCCGACGTCTTCGCACCGTGGGCAATCGCTCAAGATCCCGGCCCGTTGCTCTGGGTGTTCGCGACCGATGATCTAGCCCGCTTGCATTGCGAGACGCGCCTGATGCCCATTCTGCATGCGTGCGAGCCTGTTCGATCACTGCTGCCGGAGAACCGCCACAAGGACCGCTCGACCGAGATTCAGTTGGCCAATGGCTACCCGGTCCACGTCAAGGGTCCAGCATTAGGCAACCTACAGGCGAGAGGCTACCGCTACCTAATCGGCGACGAGCTTTGGCTTTGGCCGCACGGCCGACTCGGGCAGGCCAAGACGCGTCTAGGTGACTTTCGGCGCAACCAGTCCGACAAGTTCCTCGGCATCTCGCAGGGCGGCGAAACCAGCGGCGAATGGTGGCAGCAATTCACCTCCGGCGTGATCCACGAGTGGGAAGTCCCTTGCGATGGATGCGGCCAATACCAGCAGCCCGTATTCAGCGGGAAGCACGACGATGGCCGACGCTTTGGAATCGTCTTCGCCGCCGACAAGAGACCTGACGGCAGCTACGACGTCGAAGGCGCAAAGGCCTCGGTCCGGTACGTCTGCCAGCACTGCGGTCACGAGCATCGCGAATGCAAGCAGACTCAAGGCAGATGGAATGCGTCTGGTCGATACACACGCACCGACGGAGGGTCCGAGGACATCCACTCGTTCCACTGGAACGACATCATCAGCGCGCAGTGGAAGGACATGGTTGCGCTGTTTCTGGCTGCTCGCGTGCAGGCGAAGCGCGGAAACTGGAAGCCGCTCGTCGACTTCACCCAGAAGCAGCTCGCCGAGTTCGGGACCGAGCGCACGGTGGCGGAATCCGAGAACCCACTGCAACGCGTGGACATGACAGCTTCGGATGAATGGCCGGAGGAGGTGTTCCGCTTCCTCTCCGTCGACACGCAGCATGGGCATTTCCACGTCATGGCGCGTGCATGGTCTAAGACTGGGGAAAGCCGCCGCCTGTTCTGGGGCCAACTCAAGACGCCGGAGGACATCGAGGACCTCAGGAAGCGGCTCAACATCAAGCCGCGTTGCGTAATCATCGACGCCGCCTGGAATGCGCGATCGGTCTACACATGGGCAGCCAATTACGATTGGGTCTGCATTCGCGGCGACCACAAGCGATCGTGGAAGCACAAGATCGAGGAGCGTGGCAAAGGATGGACTTGGGTCGAGAAGCCGTGGTCAGCAGTCTGGTATGGTGATCCAGATTCAAATGGCCTGACGATCAAAGGTAAGAAGGCGATGGCATTCTTCATCAGCAAACCGTCGACGGCAGACCGGCTCCAAGGCCTGCGTGACGCTGGTCTATGGGTTGAGCCTAAAGTGGAGCCAATGACCAAGGCAGAGCAGGATTACGCGGACCAGATGAACTCAATGATGAAGGTCCGCAAGAAGCCGGGCGATCCTGAGACATGGGAGCAAAACGGATGCGAGCCGCATGCGTGGGACGTGGCACGCATGCAAGTTTTCGCAGCAATGGCAAAGGGCGTGGCGTGACAGTCCTACAGTTAGGGGAAAGGGTGTGGCGTTCAATCCGTTCGTCGGCCTGACTGAGGCGGAATTGCTGGCTGCTCGTAGGAGCATCCAGACTGAGATGCTGTCTGGATCTCAACTCCAGTCCTCGTCCGCTGGCGATGTGCAGGCGTCGTCGATCATTCAGATGGGACCGTTCCAGCGGTTCGCTCTGATTCAGCGCGCTCTGTTCGCGATCAACCCGGATCTCTATCCGCTTTCCCAGATCCCTCCGACGCGTTCGGTGGCAGTCATGGGCGCATCCGTCTAATGGCTAGCCAACCTGTCAGACTCTTCGACCAGTTCGGGCGGTTGATGCCGACTCGGATCAGCCAAGCTGCCATCGGCTCGCAGCAGCGCCGTGCGCGTACCGGGTTTGACCGCGACTCTGCCAACCTATACAGCGGCACGGATCGACTGTTGCTGATGTCGATGGGCCGGTGGCTTTACGCGAACAACTCGCTGGTTGCTGGATCCGTAGACGATCAGGCCGCGATTGTCTCCGGCGAACTGACGCCTCAATTCGCGGGAGCAGACTCCGAGTGGGGCGCGCTGGCTGAACAATGGCTGGAGGACCACGATCGACTCTGCGACGTGCGCGGGGACCTGTATCCGATGCAGACCCTGCAACGCCTATGGATGCTCCACATCATCCGCGACGGCGACGTTGGCGTCATCTTTACCCAGGGCGCTGGTGGCTATCCTCTGCTTCAGACGATTCCGGCGCACAGGATCCGCGACAATGGCGTTGGAACCGCTGGCTCCGACTCGCCTTGGAACGGCTATCGAATCGTTGACGGTGTGATCGTGAACGACGTTGGCCGACCGCTGGCCTATCGCGTCTACGACGATGCCAGGACAACGTACCAAGACATCAGCGCCGTCGACATGAAGGTTCGCTTCCTGCCTCGGTACGCCGACCAGGTGCGCGGGTTTTCGGCGCTCGGATGCGCCATGGTCGACTTCCAAGACATCGACGAAGTCCGACGCTTTGAGCTGGTCGCGCAGAAGGTGGCAGCTTCGATCGTGCTGGCTGAGACCAACGAAACCGGCCTGCCTCCTGCAACCGCTGAGAGCATGCTTGGCGAGGACTCAACTGAGTCCAATCCAGACGCCAACATTGCCATGCACACGATGCGCGGTGGCGAGATTCAATACTTCCGCAGTGGCACCGGAGGCAAGCTGGAGGCGCTCAAGGCTGACCGGCCTACACCCGCCCAGCAGCAGTTCGCGGACTCCATCATCCGTCAGGCAATGGCTGGAATGGGATGGTCGATCGACTACTTCCTCGACCCATCTAAGGTGGGTGGCGCTGCCATGCGCGTCGTCGTCGAGCGGATCAATCGTCACGTCAGCATGATGCGGAGCCAATGCCTGTTTCCGTTGGCTCGCTCCGTTGACGCGTGGCGCATCGCCAAGGCGATCAAGGAAGGCATGTTGCCGCCGTCGGATGACTGGTATCGGTGGCGCTACCAAGGTGCGGCCAATATCACGGCAGACGCCAAGTATGCCGCGCAGGTCTCCGAGATCCGCATGGAGCGCGGCTTGTCATCTCCGCAGATCGAGGCCGCCCAGATCGGCAACGATTGGGAGCACGTGATGGATCAGCAGATTGCCTTCGCCATCCGGTTCCGCGAGAAGTGTGCCGAGGCTGGGATTTCCACTGACGAAGTGAAGGCGAT